CCTAGGAAATGCGCGCCGTATTTATGCTTATGCCACATGAAGGCAGCGGTTGATAGTGCCCAAAAGATGAGCGCTTCAACGGGAAAGCAAACTGCTGATCCCATTGGAGCAAACTTCTTCAAGTACACAACCTGCCCGTCAGGGAGTCTCGTACTATCTGATCGACACGCGAATAGCGCGTCGAACCAGAGAGGAGGGAATAGCGCTTTTACAAGCGCTAAACCCACCCTGTCCGAGGCTTCCTTCATATCAAGTGTTGCATAGGTCCCGTTTACGGACCCATCGAGTGCCAGTCGCTGATTCACGGTTTGATCCGTGAAGTTCACGAGACCCCGGGTTAACTTATGCTGTTCTATGGTTTTAACCAAGACACGCATGAGTCCCTGCTGGATCCACTGGTACTCTAATGGTTCACATGATATTAACCGAGGGCCTCTCGAATCCTTGGGAACGAGTACGACTTTCGCCGTACCCGCATCAAGTTCCGGGAGGCTCAGAAACTGTGACAGTTGGTCGCACAGGTGAGTAGTATTAAAGAAGAACCATTGATCATAAGGGAACTGATCAGCTAACCGCTGATAGTATCTTTTGAATCGAGGTTTTTCCCACGCTTTCTCACCCGTCGCAACCGCCCCAGGACCATGTTTAGGCCAAAATAACTTTGACCTAAATGGATCGATATCCGCAAGGACACGCCAGACGAGAGTCTGAGCGCTCTTGAGAATTTGATCCGAATCATGGGTAATGGAGAGGTCGTTAACAGAGTTAACAACTTTTTCATCAGTTTCTAAGAACAGTTGGATGGTTTCATCCTTCTGCTCCTCGGTCGGCGGTAGATTCAACTTGTAAAACAAGTACGATATCTGCCGAATTGCCTTCACTGCCTGTGGGGACGCATCGCTGCGTTCCCTGCCGTCAGACCCAAACACTTGCTTGAAGACATCGTGCATAAAGCACGGTAGCTTCGAGGCTTTCCGGAGTTTAAAACCGGTAACCTCTAGAGCAGTGTCAGTGGCTAGAGCCTTATCCAGGCTCTTGCCAAGTAGGGGTAGCGTTCTTGTCAAGAACGATATCCCCTCATTCTTGAGACGATTTCGAATTTCTTCGATATCGCGCTCGAGCTCAGAGTCTGATCGACCGCAGGTAAGTGCCACGTCTCGCGACGTAGCTGTGATAAGTCCTTCATAGAAGGATAAATGCAGAGCGGGCTTATACATCCCGATGCGTTGATCCCCCTTGGAGGACCGGCTTTTCACTTTTGCCATAGATATTATTCTATTGGTT